CACGCTCGCGGATTTCAGGGGAAAATTTGTTCGATGTGGTCTTGTTCATAGCTCCATTCTCTCAAGGGTTGGAGCCTCCTCAAAACCCGGGGCGGTTCAGGGTGCCTTTGGTGAAGCACCAAACGGCGCACCAAACCCTTCACCAAACCCCCCCTTTGGTGAAGGCATAGGTGAAGCACCAAACCCCCCACCAAAGGGTACACCAAACCCTTCACCCTTCACGTGCGCGCCCGCGCAGGCGCCACGCGCAGGCCCGTCATCTTCATCTTCATCTTCATCTTCTATAACTACAACTACTTCCGAACCTATCGGTTCGGCCACGGCTAGCGCCGCGGCGCACGGCGATTTGGGGGCGGGCATGACAGCCCAGGAAGCGGTGTGGGCAGACGCGGTACCGCTGCTGATGGCGGCAGGTCTGCCGGAGCGACAGGCTCGGTCGTTCCTCGGGCAGAAGGTGAAGGCTCACGGGGCGCAAGCCGTGCAGGACGTGATTTTGCGCTGTGCCGTGCAGCAGCCAGTCGAGCCGGTGTCGTGGATCACGGCGGCGCTGGGCAAAGCACCAGAGCGAGGCGTGTCGGCGATTCCCGAACCCGTGGCGTGGTGGGCGGATGCGGGTTTTCCGGACCCCTACCAGGCGGAAAACGCCGGTTGCACGCGGCATAACGCGCATCGATGGCATGACGGCAAGCGCGTGGAGATGCGGGCATGAACGCGGCAGAGCTCGCCAGGCGCATGGCCGAGGATGCGTTGCGCATTGCCCAGCACCTGCTGCCCAAGGGCAAAAAGCAGGGGCGGGAGTGGAAGGCGGGCAGCGTTCAGGGCGATGTCGGCCAGTCGCTCAGCGTGTGCGTAAGCGGCGCAAAGGCGGGGATTTGGTCGGATTTTTCCACCGAAGCGAGCGGCGATTTGCTCGACCTGTGGGCGCAGTGCCGCATGCTGTCGATTGCCCAGGCCATGGCCGAAGCCAAGGCGTATCTCGGCATCCGCCAGGCTGCTATGCCCAGGCCAAAACCGGTCTACCAGCGCCCGAATCGCCCGCCGTGCCACACGCCGAAATCGCGGGTTCGGGACTGGCTTCTGTCGCGCGGCTTGAGCGAGGAGACCATCGGCGCGTTTCGCATCGGCGAGCAGCAGCACAACGGCAAGGTCTACGCGATTTTCCCGTATCTGCGTGACGGCGAGTTGATCAACGCCAAGTATCGAAATCCGGACGACAAGCGCGACATGCGCCAGGAATCCGGCGCGGAACCGTGCTTGTTCGGCTGGCATTTGATCGAACCACGAGCCCGGACAATCGCCATCTGCGAAGGCGAAATTGACGCGATGACGCTGCATCAAGTCGGGATCCCGGCGCTGTCGGTCAATGCGGGCGCGGGCAGTCACCAGTGGATCGACAACGACTGGGATCGTTTGGAGCGGTTCAGCGACATTTTTCTGTGCTACGACAACGATGATGCCGGGCAAAAAGGCGTGCGCGAGGTGGCGAACCGGCTTGGCTTGGAGCGCTGCCGTGTGGTGACGTTTAGCGAGGCCAAGGATGCCAACGAATACCTGACCGAACACCAGGCGGGAGGCTCAGATTTCGAGCACTGCATGCGGTCGGCAGCCGCGTTTGATCCTGACGAACTACGCGCGCTGGCCGATTATTGGGCGCTTGTGAAGGCGTCGTTTTGGCCTGGCGGGTCGGAAGAACACTTCCCCGTTCTGACGCTAAACGGCGTGGATCAGGATTGGTTCGAGTTCCGTCCGGGCGAACTAACCGTCTGGACGGGCATCAATGGGCATGGCAAAAGCATGATGCTTAACCAGACGCAGATCGGTTTGATGCAGCAAGGCCAGAAGTTTTGCGTGTTTTCCGGGGAGATGACTCCGAAGGAGAAAGGCCGCCGGATGGCCAAGCAGTTAACGGGCTTGGATCGCCCTTCTGCGGCATATCTGGACGAAGCTGGGCGGTGGATTGCAGACAAGGCGTGGTTGTTTGATTTGACCGATTCGGCGGGCGTGGATCGCTTGCTGGAAGTCTTTCGCTACGCTTACAAGCGCTACGGCGTGCAGCATTTCGTGATCGACAGTCTGATGATGACCGATGTTCCCGAAGATGGGCCGGGATCCATTTCTGCCCAGAAGCAGGCGATGGCGAAATTTTCCAGATTCTGCAAGCAATACGGCGCGCATCTGCACTTGGTGGCTCATCCGCGCAAGGGCGAGAACGAGCGCCGCGCGCCGGGCAAGCTCGACGTGTCGGGAAGCGGCCACTTAACCAACGCGGCGGACAACGTGTTTTCCGTCTGGTCGGCGCGCAAGGAAGAGGAAGAAGACCAGGACAAACCCGACGCCTGTCTGGAATTGCACAAGCAGCGTAACGGCGACGTACAGGCGCGCAAGCTTTGGCTGTATTTCAACCGGGAAGCCAAGCAATTTACGACTGATCCCAGGCGTCGCGCTCACCAGTACATCCAATTCAGCACACAAGGCGGTTACGCATGATCACGCTCGAACTGCCCTGGCCGCCCAGCGTCAACACCTACTGGCGTTCGCCCAACACGGGCAGGCTGGCCGGGCGCACGCTGATCAGCGAGCGCGGGCGGGACTACCGGCGTGCGGTGGCCGATGCAATCAGAACCGCCGGGCAACCCAAGGCAGAGCCTGGCCGTCTGGACGTAGCGCTGACGGTCTTCCCGCCGGATAAACGCCGCCGTGACCTGGACAACCTGCCCAAAGGCATTCTGGACGCGCTCACGCATGCGGGCGTGATCGAAGACGACAGCCTGATCGACCGCCTGCTGATCGAGCGCGCCACAAGCTGCCCAGGCGGCAAGGTACGCGTGATTGTTGGCGTTCATGGTATGCAAACAGGATGAACGGTGGAGTATCTGGGTGCAGCACTTGCGTGACGTTGATGACTTCCCCATCGGCTCCCGTGTGTTCACGCCAACGGGCAGGCCAGGCGTCGTTATCGCACACAAAGGGGCGCACAGCCGATTGGATGCGCACGAGCGCTGTGTGGTGCGCTATCAGGGCGGCGGCAGGCGCGATACCGTGACCTTGCTGCCGCATTTGTTGGTGTTGGTCGATGATGTTCAAAGTGTCCTTACAAAATATCGCCAATCTGTCGGACGGTAGTCCCTCATGCGAGAGAGCCCGCCGCAGCGGGCTAGGGATTAGAGCGAAATTATCTGATCTTTAGCGCTTGGGACCCCTCATAAAACGCCACATCCGCTATCTCCACGATGGAGTCTTCTATACCGGCTTGGCGCAGGTATGGGATAACCACAAACAGCGCGCGCCTCATTTCATGAGCGGCGGCTTTAAGATTGTATATATACTCTTCTTCCCAGCCGTTTTTTTCCGCCCAGTGAAAGAACTCAAAATGAAATCCTAGTCTGTCTTTTATTTGGGAATCATAAAATGAGCGGACTAAATCCTTAAAGTTTTCCGGTGATTCGGTTATATCCTCTTCTCGCCGATTCAGCCAATCAGCGCGGAAGCGTTTGTACAAATCATCCCCGTCTATGGTTTCTTTGCCGTTGGTGTAATAAGTATCGTGCCAGTGCGTGTATCTCATTATGTATTACTCCTGTCTTGGTTCCTGGCCTCTCAGCGCGGGGGTGAATCGCCCCGGTTTTTCTAGACGGATTGGCTCTTCAGGAAATGGCGGTGTTCAAACTCGACGGCAGAGATGTTGCCGATATGGCCGTGGCGACGTCGTGGCAGTTGCAGCGTTGGCTCATGCTGGGTCGCGTTGATCCTGCATCGACCGAGCAATCCGCCCGGACACGTCAAACAAATCGCACTTCAAGCTGTTTGCCAAGCGCCCGCGCATAGCGGTTCAACGTCGCCAGCGATGGGGACGGCCTGCCAGTGATAAGCGCATTTTCCAGCCGCGCCACGGCGGGCGGTTGAGTTCCCATCCTGCGAGCGACCTCGGCTTGCGTCAGTCCGGCGCTGGCCCGTGCTGCCAGTACCGTATCAAGCATCGGCATTTCCTCGCGTTCCAGCCGCTCAACTTCCGCGCGGACGGCGGGATTTTGCAGTGCTTTTTTTATCAATTCAGCGTGCGTGAGCATCTTTCACCTCTTTCAATCGTGCCTGCGCCAGTTGCAAATCGGCGGCGGGCGTTTTTTGGGACTTTTTTACAAAACAATGCAGCATCACGATTCGCTGTTGCGCCAGCGTGCAGTAACACATACGGGCAATACCCTCTGCCCCTTTCAAACGCAACTCAAACAGCCCATTACCCAACGCCTTGGTGTGCGGCTCGCCCAGGTTCGCGCCGTGTTGCTGCATGCGTTGAGATAACACGACATAACGCGCCAGCAACGTAGCGGGCAAGGCCAACACATCGGCTTGGACGCTGTCGTTGTAGTACTGGATGCTGTAAGTCATGCAAGCATGATAACAAATATGTTAAGGCAAGTCAAATTTAATTTGCCAACAAACAAATGCTAAAAGTTGTCAAAAAGCACTAAAAATGCCAAAAAAATGGTAAAAGTGGCAGAAACGGCAAGCAAAGGGAGTTGTTTGAATGAGTGACGCTAAAAATCCCTCATCTCCCAACAAAAAACGTGGAAATGTCGCTAACTTGAACCGTTCCGGGCGTCCAAAGGGGGTGCTCAATAAGGTAACGGCGCAGGTGCGCACGCTCGCGCAGAAGCACGGGCCGGATGCGATAGCGGTGTTGGTTCAGTTGATGCACGAGGGCGAGCATGAGCGCACGCGCGTAGCAGCGGCAATTGAGCTGCTGGATCGTGCGTATGGCAAATCCCCGGCGTCGATCGATCACACGACCGATGGTGCGCCGCTGCCGGGCGGGGTGCTGGTCGTGCCTGCTGGTATGTCGGTAGAGGACTGGGAGACGCTGGCCGCGTCTACGCGTGGGCAATGATGCAGGTCTGGAGGCCCAACGGCGGGGCGACTGGGTCGCAATCGTTGTTTCTGACGTGCCCGATTTTCGAGTGCTTGCTTGAGGGTGGTCGCGGCGGTGGCAAGACCGATGCGCTGCTGATGTCGTTTGCGCAACACGTTGGACGCGGATTCGGGCCAGCTTGGCGCGGCGCGTTGTTTCGACTGACGTATCCGCAGCTATCTGACGTGGTGGCGAAGTCGCGCCGCTGGTTCAGCTTGATTTTTCCGGATGCGCATTTCAACAAGTCGGCCTACGAATGGAACTGGTCAACGGGCGAAGCGCTGTTGCTGCGTTATGGCTCAACTGAAGACGACTATTGGAACTACCACGGCCATGAATACCCGTGGTTGGGCTTTGAGGAACTGACCAATTGGTCGAGCTTGGCGTTTTATCTGTCGATGCAATCGACCTGCCGCTCATCGCATCCGGACGTGCCGCGCATGGTGCGTGCAACGTGTAACCCGTTTGGGCGCGGGCATTCGGCGGTCAAAGAACGGTTCAGGCTGGGCGCGGGCGGCGTACCGGCAGGCGTGGTGATCCGCGAACCCGATCAACGCGAACGCGTGCGCATCCATTCCGATCTATCCGAAAACCGGGCGTTGTTGGACAACGAGCCGGATTACCGCGCAACGTTCATGGGTCTGCACGACATTAACCGCCGCCGCGCGTGGCTCAATGGCGATTGGGACATTCACGTTGGGTCTTTTCTGGAAGGCGTGTGGGAGACAGAC